GCGACAAGAAGGATCATTTCTTGACTTTAGTGGACAGGGCTCGAGCGACGTACTCGTCTGGTTGCGGTTCGTTTTCTTTGCCTTTGTAAACCTGCTCGGTGTGGTCAAGCAGGTCAAAGCAACTGTGGGTCTCGGCACCAGATTTGAAAACTACGTGCAGGGTCACGCGCTCGCGACGTTCCGTAACTACACCGTTGACGCTTTGCCAACTCCACGGAGTTTCGTCGGCGGATCGAACCTCATGCTTGACCCCAAGCACCTTCGCAAATTCGCGTCGAGCACTCCGACCCACCGTGAGAGCAACTTGATCGCCCACTTTGATGTCAGAGATTTTGGTGGCACGAAAGGCTTCGACGGCTGCCTTCCATTTCTTGAATTCGCGTTTCCCTTTCGGCGTCAATTTCCAGCCCGAACCACCACAGCCATAGCAGCGCGTGCCATCAACATCGTTGTAACTGAATTGACCGCAACCGCCACAGCGATTGCAATCCTCTATTGGAAATCCGTTTTTTTGGGTTTTGGCAAGTTCAGTCATAGCCCCAACGGTACGGGATAACTAAAGCCTAGTCAAGTAGGCATTTCGAGGTCGATACGCTCCGCCGACCCACCAATCGAGAAGCCCGTGATATCGCCCTTTTTGACCATATCCCACGCCCAATCATCCCAAACCACCCCAAGCAGCACCGTGCCCTTCGGATAGGTATGCGACCCGACCTCCCCATTAGCCTTATGAACAGGAACCGACCACTCGTACGGCAAAGTCATCGCTTCAACCCATTCGCCTGCCCGAATCTCACGATTGTGCTGCAGCCGAATCTCACGATCACCACCCTTCACATATTCCCACAGCGCTTTCTGCAACTCCACGGCGTCAGTCCACTCGTTCTGGGCATCATATTTGTCGGGGATATACCACGGCGCCAACGTGAACTGTGCTTCCGCAGACGTTTTCAGCATACGTAAGCGTGGATCATCATCGGATTTCTCGACCAAGTTTTCGTCCGTGACAGGACCACCGACAACCCACGCATCACAAGTTCGGTCGCCAGCACACTTAAAATCAAATATTTCGCAATACCCCAAGTCGGCAAGATCGATGACCGTTTTGCCTTCTGCGCCGACATCAAGACCAGTTTCGATACAGTTCAGCATTTCGGTGGTCTTAATAAAAGCCGCGCAATTACCACAACGGGCAGTTTTTGCTTCTTGAGCGGTGGTCTTAAACAGTTTGCCTTTGGCATTCCAAAACTCGGTGTTTGGCAGGTCAGGGTTCATCGGTCCATAGTTGGCTACATCTACTGCTTCTAGCCTGTTGCGTAAGTTCACCTCAATGCTTTGCGTTGCCGCAGGACAACTTAAACCTTTGGCTCCGTCCGCAGATGCTTTTAATAGACGCATCCGTGGATCGCTTTCGGCTTTCATCAACCCGTCTGTCTCGATATCCATGAACCCAACCTCAAAATTATCGAATTCTGCTACCAACCCATGATTATCCACTAGTCCCCCACAATCTGAACATGAATATCGTTGCCTTCAACTAAAGTGACCACAAATTTAGTTTTCTCATTTAGCACCAGTTGACCGATGTTGGTTCGCTTTGTATTGCCCGAGTCATAATTCATAACGTTGGAATCTCCCACCGCCAAAACTTTAGTGCCTTTTGCGGCGTGAATATAAATCATCTTTTTGTTTGCGTAACGTTCAGCAACCTTAAAATCGACGGTTGTTGATTGAAACCCTTTGTCTGTAAAAGTTTGACCAACCTTAAACACAAAACCTTTAGGAACGGCGTCAAGTCCACGAAACAAAAGAGTATCGGTTTTTAATGGCACCGACGCTTTTGTAAACGCTTTCCGAAAGAATTTAACGTATACTTCGGCATCCGCTTTGTATTCGGCACCAATTCGAACCCCCCTGATCAAATTATTCATGTCGGTTTGCCCATGTCCCTTCCACGCGTCGACTGCCGTGTGCATTGACTCAAAGTTGATTCGACCCACCGAGAGTGGTTTCTCCGCTTTCTTAGACATAGTGCTTACATCTTTTAATGAAAGTTTGACTCCGTTCACCACTTTTATTTTGGTCTTTTTGCTTCCTGTCTTAAACTCAAAGTTGCCTTGTGCGTCGCCCCATTGATTACCCCTAAACGGGTGACCACTAAAGTCGCCCTTCGTGACAGGGTTTTGAACGTCCGCGTCATCTTTGGGTTTGCGGAACGAGACACGGGTTGTTGCTCGACGCACCGTGCCGTTTCCCAACGTGTGATTAAACGTGTACTCCCACATGTTTTTATCCAACGCCCGAACCTCAAGTGATGGATCAGACAAAATTTGTTCCATTTCGGCAATAACCTTTTTGGTCTGCTTCTCTGCTGCTGCTCGAGAATGATGAATCATGTTGTTTGTTTTGGTGTGCATCGTTGTGTCGTAACCGCCCAAACGAATCACGTTCTCGTACCTAAATCCCTTAACGGCAAACGGGCTTGGTACTTCTACAACCCCTACCCCCCGCAACGAATGCAACATCATTAGATCAGCACTTCGAGCGTCCTTGTAAGCCAAAGCCGCATTAAAGGAATGCTCGATCCGTTCGTCCCTACGATCTTGTTCGCTGTGTTCCTGTGATTCTGGTCCGTACGGGTTAAATTTCAGATTGTTGTAAACCATCTTTTGATTGGTTTCTGTTTGATAACGCTCAAAATCTGCGACCGCAGAACTTAACTTTGACTCTTCAGTTTCATACAACGCAACCCTGTCCTCGGCGTTGGCATGAACACTCCACGTGCGTGTCGGTGGCGTTCCTTGAATGAAATGGAAGCCGTTTGTGGTTTCGTAGTGTCCTGTGCTGTGACGAATCATTTTGCGTTCACCAACCTGACGCATTTTTCCACGTTGCTGGCTTTCAGAAGCAGATAAAAACGATGCACCGCTTGAATCGCCGTACTGGTTACCTCTAAATGGGTGCCCACTAAAGTCACCTTTTGTAACAGGGTTTTGTTGGATCAGCAGATCGCCCTCAAGCCAACCAAAACGATTATTTCGCTGCATCAGGCACCAGCACTTCCAAGACAGGACCCATCTCGTTGACCCCGATCACCTTAAACTGTGTGCCACGATTCAAAAGCACTTCTCCCTCACCCATTCGTTCGCCATCGGGATCAGGCATAACAATACTGTAACCCTTTGGGATCAAAATTGTTGCAATTCTTTTGTCTGCTGGAAAGGTTGACCCCTGTTCGGGCATTCCTGCACCATGCAACTGTGACTGCATCGGCGTACCTAAGCCCGAGAACGCAACAGCCGACCCAACATAAATAGACGTGGAACAGAACCCTAAGTCTTTGACGGTTTCACCTACGCTTCCCTCCAACGTCGCTATGAACGCAGGATCGATACCGCGATACACTCGCATATTGGCTGGCGCCTTCATTGTCAACTCCCGAAACCCGTCGTCCATAAAATTGGCAGCAACTACCAAAGGCATTCTGACCGAGTTGCCCTCAATATCCAAAGTAACAGAACCATCTTTTGAATTGAAATCCATTTCGTGGTGGTCGTAATAGTTCCAATCCCAAGCGTCAAGTTCTTCGGCTTCGTCAACCGCATCCTCAATGGCTGTTTTCTCATCCTCAAGTTCAGTAATCTCCGACGAGTTGTCGGTGTCGTTCCCTTCGGCTTGCTCTTCTTCCAAATCGTTTATTTCGTCGTCGATTTGGTCAAGGCGCTCTTGATTTTTGTCGCTTATCGTTGCTTGCAATTCGTCGTCAAATGGCGTTCCTTTGCGCAATCTTGTGTTCAACTGCTCGTAAAAATATCGGCTCTTACCCAAATACGCTGAGAAAACAACCATCTCAAGCATGTCTGACTCTTCCCCATCACCCTGTTCTGCCGCATAAATGTTTTCGTTGATTTCTTTCATTGAATTACCTAACGGCGAATTCGTAATTGGAGAATCACTTAAGGCTTGTTCTAGTTCATCGGTTGTCTCGGGATATTGGCTCAACGTTGCGGACAGAGTGTCGTCTGTTGTGGGATCGCCACCCGACAAGGCGCGTCCCGAACCCGACGCATCTCCCCACTGGTTACCGCGAAAAGGGTGACCCACAAAGTCGCCTTTCACCACAAACAGGTCTGTCGAGCGAGTCTTAAGAACCCTGTTATTAGCCACAACGACGTGCCGCACGTAAACCACAGGATATTCGACCGTTGCCACAACATCGGTGCCTTTGATGACAGCCCAACCCGCTTGCTGCACACGTTCAACTAAAGCGGTGCGAGTTTTGCCGTCAACGGTGCGTCGAATCAGATCACCAACTTGGAAGGGCATACCGTTTATCTTAGAACACGGTGTCGGCAGGCAAAGCCTCATCGTCAACGGGTGGCTCATACCCTGTCACATCCCAATCGGTGTCCTGATACTTTAATGGCAGAGAACGAATATAGGTGTCGATGTACCAATACGCAGCCTCAAAACGTTCCTGCGGATCAGCAGAAGCCAAATTGGGTTGCACAACAAGTGTTCCCAAAACAACCAATTCTTTAGGCAGCGGCGTGTCCAACGCAAAACGTGCAAGTTCTTCGGGTGCCATGATCCAGTTGCCATCAGCAAACTCGGTTGCATGAAATTCGCCTGCGTCGGTGTAAGCGATCAGTTTCATAAATTGATCCTACTATTTGAGTTGTGTCGACAATGCCAGCAAAGCCAACGTGAACCCGATGTGCTCGTTGTCTGCCCGCTCATCGCCAAAGAACACGCTTTGGACGCCTGTGGTCAAAATCTCTGAGTTTGCACCCCTACCACCGTAAGTTTTGCCTGCATATTTATTGCCCCACGCATCCTTCACACCTTTCTCGTCTCCGCGATAACTTGTGTTTCCCGTGATCGAGCGCATACCCTTAACCTTTTCACCACCCCGACGCTTATCCCAATACAAAAACTGGAGATGCCTGACCGCAGGTGTCGAGTTTTCTACCCCATGAAACATCTCGTGGAGCAGAACCGACCGCCACCCAACGCTTTGAGCATTTGGTTTGCCTACTTTTAACTGAGTGCCATCTTTGCCTAAATTTCGTGCGTGAGCGCGACCGCCACCCAATTTGATGTTATATTTCAAAGGCGCAGCCCCTATTCTAACGTCTCGAGGAGAATTAGTTCCACGCGTAAAAGCCTCTGGCATGATCGGCATCATCGAATCGATTTGATCACGAAACAGTTTATCTCTTCCGTCACTGACCTTACTATCAAAACTTATGTCGATTGAACCAGCCTTTGAGGTTTTAACACCGAAAGCGCTTAAAACGTTTGCGACGGCTTGTTGGCGTTGGCTAAGACTGGTATTCGATGACCCACGCAACCTTTGAATCTCGTCGGCACGGGCGCGATCAGCATCTCGCGCCGCTTTAGGGCGTATCACACGTTCCGCCGTAGCAAATTCTTTCAGTACGCGTGAACTGGACAACATTTTCTGTACCTAATACACAAACATCTCTTTACGGCTCTCCACACTCAAAACTTGATAATTTCTGTCAGGGTTCCAACTGCTTTCCTTATCTTTTCCTTCCCATCCCCCCAGAACGCTTAAACCAGCGTCTGTTTGATTACTGTCGAGAACGGCGCCCGCGAGAATGTTGGTTGACGTCAAAGCCGTCGCTAACTGATCCCTTGTCATGTTGCCGTTAATCACATCCCTGATGAGACGTGCAGAATATTTGACGGCTTGGTCTGCAACGACCATTGCATCGTTGTCTATGTCACGGCGTCCGTTAGGCACAAATCTTTGGTTGTTAACATAAACATAAGATTGACGAAACGAATTTGGGTCAGTTTCTTTCACTCCATTTGCTTTCACCAACTGTTCTCCCAAAGAAGCAAGATCATCAACGGTCGCTTGGAAGTTTCTGCCAATCAGATGTGTTGCATCGAATACCAACTTTCTACCTACCTGACCGTCGGTGTTTTGACGTTCAAGAATGGCATCCAACTCTTTGGCAGATTGAGCGGTAAACACGGGATCGCGACCAGATAATTTAGCCATCTCAGCCTCAAAAGCGGCTTGCATCAAATTGCCTGCTTCGGTGACGTTAGCAATAATTTGTGCTTCCGCAGCCGATGCGGGTTGATTACCAAATCCGTTAGCGGCATCCAATGCGTTGGCGAGAGTTGTGACAACGTCACCCTTAAAGGTTTCGTTCAGCAAACGGCGTGCACGTTTAATCGACAAACTGTCCGCCACCTTTCTATCGTCGACAGCCGAGTCCTCGACCGCGTCAGGCTTCGGCACCACAGGTTTCACCACAGGAACCACACCCTTGTCTTGCAGCAGTTTCTCGTGTCGCATCGCCAAACGGCGTACCGAGCCACCGTTTGCGTATCCGAGTTCTTTAGCGATTGCTTCCCAAGATTTACCTTGTTGGCGCATGTTGTACGCCTGTTCGTCCGGAGCGGGGCTAGAACCCGTATCACCACGCCCACCGCCCGACGCGTTAGACCACTGATTACCACGGAAAGGGTGACCAACGAAGTCGCCCTTGACCACAGTGCCCGCAGCACTCAAAATTGCTTCCCTCACATCGGCTGGAGCGGCGTTAATCCATTGGAAAGGTGCGAAACGGCTCAACTCCTTGACTTGTTTGACGGGATCAGCAGACAGATGAAACTCGCGGATGAAGTCGGCAAGGTTCCGCACGAACGGGAAGTCAAACGACCGTGTTTTGATCCAGTCCTCTTGTTGTGTTGGGGTAATCATGGCTTCACCGTGCTTGTGGCGGGATTCCAAGATACATCATCTCGTTTTCCGCCTGTGGCTGCTCGAGCCATGACAGAACTGGCAATCAAGATTGCTTCTTTCTCGTTTAGACAACCAGCGCCCGTAAGTGGAATAGACAAAATTTGTTTAACAGGCACAACCGCAGCCATAATTCTGGTTGGATCACGACTATCAAAATCTCTATCCCAAACACCTGTGAAGTCAGCAGCGATTGATCGATCAAAGGACCAAGACGACAGTGGGCGAGTTAGTATTTCGGCTTTTTGACCGCTCTCGGCTTTTGCTCGATCTTCGTCGTCGTAATAAAAGGGATCTGAGCGTTGTCCTCTGAAAATTTGCAAATACTGGATTCCCTTATTCTTAAAATAGGTTTGAGTGGCTGCATGTTGGGCTTTCAGCACTTCTGCAATGACAGTGAACTGTTTGTCATTTATCCACGAGGGGTGTTTTTCAAGTCCGTTGCTTGGGGTTGGTGAACCGTCAATCGACCAATCCATTGCGAACGTCTGATCAAAAACGCTAGCGGCAACCGCTTGCACCGCCAAAGAAAGTGGATGGCTATCGTTGGAGGTCAAAGCCCAAGATTTCACGATGTCATTTACGATTGACTCCCGAATGGCATCAGCAGGTCGGGACTGAGATTGTCCTTTGGAATTTTGTGGATAAAATCCCACAAACTCTGGGCTTCCATTCTTGTTTTGAGGATAAAGCGTGCTATCAGCAGGCACCGCCACCAAACCCTGTCCATCTCTGAACAATTGACAGTATCCGTCTTGATCAACCAAACTTTTTATGTTGGCATAAACAGGATTAGCGTTGTAAGGGTTTAGTTCCTCGGTTGGGTTGCCATATTCATCTGTTGTAGATACCGCCAGCGAAGCCCAATCAGCATCCACAATGTCTTGTGCAGAAACGTTGCTTATCGCGGCAGTCAGGTTTTTGACCACAGCCGCTTTGACGTAGCCCGCAACTTCTTGTGTTGCCAAGAATTCCTCTTTATTGGAAACAGCGGCATCTATGGCATCTGTGTCGGAACCGTCTTGAATTAGCATGGCGGCATCGTAAACCAGTTGACGGTTTAATTTGCTCGAGCCATCGCGACCGCTTTGATCGAGATCGTGGTCGCGTTGAGTTTCAGATGAACCCGCCAACGACGAGGAAGCACCAGAAGCGTCGGACCACTGGTTACCACGAAAAGGGTGACCGACGAAGTCACCTTTGATGACGTCATCGCCCAAAAAGAACCGTTTTGCGTCAAGAACATCGAGCGATGCAATCACAAATCTAACTCCTCATTAATTTTGGCAACCGATTCAGGACTCATAATCATAATCCCTTCTCCCGTATCCCCGTGAGTGGAGGATTCAAATCCCATATGAGACCAATACTCTGCGGCTTTATTATTTAGCGGACTCAACCAAATTCCCGAGTTAATGGTGGCAGCGTGCTTAATCACCATGCCGAACAACGTCGATCCCGCGCCGTCAACTAATCCCGTGGTCCCAAGATGACCCATTTCAATGAGATCTCCATTGAAATCTTCCTCGGAGTTGCCCGCTTCATGTTCAAAACTTACAGCGCCAGCAATACGGTCAGATTTGTCCCGCAGAATAATTAAATCCGTGTCATCGTCGTACGCTTCCCAAAACGCTCCTTCAACCATGTCAAAACCGATGTCTCGCTGCACCATTCCTGTTTGAGGATGGACACCAAAAACTGATTTACTTAAATCGTCTAATTCGCGTTGCAGCAACTTTGATGTCTCTTTATCGTAACTGTCGTCCGACCCAATGAACGTCTCTGCCCTTGCATCGCCGTCAGAAGCAAGGTTGCTTGTTTTGTCGTTAATGGTTTCCGCAATCGTTCTTGCAATCCGATCGGACACGATTTGCAGTCCGTTGGCGCTGACGCTCGAGTCTTTATCACCACTCGCACTCGTTGTTAACGCACCGCTCGAGTCAGCCCACTGGTTTCCCCTGAAAGGATGACCCGTAAAGTCGCCCTTGTCTACTTTGTTTGCGTTCCGCGCAGAAATTGCTTTCGCTTTCGCACGAGCATCCGCTTTCGAATCAGCACCCCACGCTCGCAGACTCAACAACAAACGTGTCGGCTCACCGTTCTCATCGTATTCTGGTCCCGCGTTGTTACCCATGCGCGCAAGAAACGACGCTCGACGAGGGTTATCACCACTCCGCACAGGCGGCTTAAGATTGCCTCCTGTTTCACGGTTATATGACGCCCGACCCGCAGCATTTAGACCGCCTTTAGGGTTTTTGCCTTCCTCACGTTGCCATGCAGGAGTTTCCGCTTTCTCTATCCTGTACTTCCCGCCACGGCTTTTATATTCGCGGACCAGCCAAGCATTCGCATAAGCCGAAGGATAAACATCAAACTTTTGTTTTGCTTCCGATTTGACCCGCGCATAAAGTTCAGGGTTTATCGGGAGATTGACAGACTCTTTATTGTCCGAAACAAAACTCTCGGGAGTCCAAACCAGTCGTTGCGACTGAGATGCCTCGTTGACGTTCATTGTTCCACCGCCGCATCAACCTCAAAGATCGCACCAAGTTCGGGATCGTTTATTTCACGCACAGCCGCGATTCTGACCGTTGATTTCCGTGCCACAACGATTTCATCGGTGTTCATTGGGTTTGCTTTTGTGCCTTTGGGGAGCAGCATCCTAAAAATGACAATCTTCGCATCGCGACCACCTAACTTGTCTTTGTGTCGTTCATTAGCATAAAAGGTTGCCGTGTCGCGCAAAGGAGAAACAGACATAAAACCTTTCTCCGTGTAACTTGAACCGACAACCATTTGATCAATTACTGATTGTGGGAGAGACGCCCCACGATAACCCGCGAATGGTTGATTCGTGATCAGCATCGAAGCATCAATTTGTTTGGCAAACGGTGTGACCCGTCCTGCCCGTAACGCTTTGTTGACTCCTGTTGCACCCTTCCCAATCCCTGTCGGTCCTGTGCATCCCTCATCTCGTACGTAACGGATTTCGGTTTTGTGATCTGCTTCGGAACGCACAAAGTGATCAATTTGTTCGCTTAGGTTGGTGCCGTTAAACCCTGATTGTGTTCCTGCTTTGACTTTGTCGCTTAAGAGTTGTGTGGCAGCGTCATGAACGCTCACGCCTTCTGTTAGATCAAACGCACCATAAACATCTTTGAGGATCACCTCAAAATATTTATCTCTCCTTAGATCGTCTGCAACATAGAACTCGTTATACAATTTTGAGATGGGATGGTCAGGTTGCGCTGACGCTAGATTGCCAATATAGGTGCTAACGCCGTCGAGCATCACGTAACTTCGAGAACTTTTCTTGTCAAATTCGTATCCAAGATCAGCAACCTTTTGCAGAAAGTCTGCAAAATGATCCTTGCGGAAATTTTTGGTAGCGTCATCAACTAAGTCACTGCGCATTTGTATCAAGTTGTCAATTTGGTTAGTTACGCTTTTGCTGGCAGACGAACTGGAAGCGTCAGTTGATGCGCCCGAAGCATCAGACCACTGGTTTCCTCGAAACGGGTGCCCAACAAAATCGCCTTTTGCGACCACCGTTGGGTCGAAACGTATTTGTGAGTGCAACAACACGTTGGTAGTTTAGTCTACGGTTTAGTTTGCGCAGCCTTTATGGGTTAGGCGTCGGGTGCGACGTAGGCTTCCTTCTTATCACCAAAGTACGCTTTCGCCCAACCACCCGCAATCAAACGTTCGTTCAGACAGTCGGTTTGTTGTTGATCCCCATAAATTTTGGCTAACACACGCCCGTACTTCTCGTTTTTGTCTTTTAAGGTTTGGATCAGCACAGTGTCGTACTGTTTGCACCATTCGGTTGCGAACTCTTTGGCTTTTAGACCAGCAACTTTTTCGACTTGGTTCGTGGTTCGGGATTCGGGTGTGTCAACACCGTATAAACGCACCCTGATTTTGTGGTGGATGTTGAAACCGCAATCCACCAACAAATCGATGGTATCGCCATCAACAACGTGGACAACGGAAGCAGAGTAGCAGAATCGTTCAATGGGCATCGGGTCAGTCTAGTAGTTGTATTCGAGGCGGGCTGCAGCGATCTGTTCTGCGATGGCTTCGATCGATGGGGGGATCAGCACTGCACGGCAACGACAGTTCGGGTGCGCGGGAGGCATGACGACGCCGACGTCGGGAAACTCTTCCCAGATGCCGATCTGAACACCGTCTAACGGTTCGCAGATGGGGCACACATCGGTTTTGGATGACACGAACTCTGGTGCGGTGCGCCATTCCTTTTTAACGTCCTCTGGTCGAAACAGTCCATCTTCGGCGGCTTGCTGCCAACCCAAGTATCGTCCCTGATTTTGTGCGGTCGCAACTTCGGTGCGTGCAATGTTTGACGCACGCGAGCGCAACAACCGTGACGCATATTTGTCGGACGCGAAGCCAGCCATTTCAGCAGCCGTGTCAGGATCGATGCCTGCGTCAATCAACGACTCAAACGTTTTCTCGTAGGAGTTCTCCACCGCTTTTTGCCATCGGTCATGCAAACCGACGCTTCGCCCTATCTCGCCTCTCGCAGCGCTCAACGACAGTTCGCCGTTCAGCAAACGCTCCGTCACGCTTTGCACCACAAGACGGGCTTCGTCGTTGATGGTCGATATGAGTTGCCCTGCTCGACGTCTAGCCCATTGGATGGCTCGAGGGTCAGACACATCAAACGCAGGACGGATAATGGCGGATTTGGGTAGCGTTGGCACCTGCTCCAAGCCTGCTTTAATGATTTCTTTGGTCATCAGATCGACGATCGCTCCAATGTCGGCTGCAGCAAAGATTGCGTCCAAAGCCAAAACGGATGCTTCTATCGATTGACGGATTGCGGTTTGCACTTCAGCAGAGTTGATACTGTCTTTGAGTTGTTGGATGGCACGCACAAGTTGTTCGGCAAAGATGCGTTCAAGATCGCCTGAGAAGGCTCCGTCACGAAAATCGGCTTTCAGCATCGAACGGCGTCGCGGTTGGCAACTACACGATCGGGTGTGATGATGCGGCATTATTCGGCTTTCGGTGCCGTCTTGTCTGCTTTCGGCTTCTTAGCGGGCGTTGTCGTGGCTTGTGCGGGCTTCGTTTCGGGTACTGGCACCGCAGGCGCAGGCGTTCCTACAGGCGGCTGTGCGCCCGCACCGTTGGGCATATTCGGTACGCCTTCGGTGGATTCGGGGTCGCGTTCAGGCAAACCTGACACAAGCCTCAAATATTCGTCTAACCCGCCGTCGATCACAAGAGCACCAGAAGCAGAAGCCTTTTGGATGAAGTCTGCGAGTGCCGCAATGTCGACGTGAGTGATTTCGCCGTACGTGATTTCTGGCATCCGCTCGACGTCCATGCCGTTCAGTTTCAGCAAACGTGGTAGCGCGTGTTGATTAAAAGTTTCTGCAATGTTGTTGGCGATCTGTCCGATTGCGGTCGTAAACAAATCGATCTTGGATGCGCCTAACGCGAACGAACCGACGTTTTCGTGTCCTAATAAGATAAAGTCTGCGAGCACGGTCATCGCGATCCGTTGGTCGTATCGAGAGATGATTTTGTCTGTGTCAAACTGACGGTTTCCGCCTGCGTTCAGCAGTTGCAGTTTGTAGGTTTCGCGTCCTTCAGAGTCGTAAGCCAACGGGAACAGGATTCCTTCGTTCTCGTTCCGTTTGATACCTCGCACCAAGTTCTCAATCGCGTTGCGGGCAACAACTTCAGCAGCCGTCGCGTTTGACGACAGGAGAGACGGTGGTACCAGAGCGACAGGCATACCAGCCAAGTCGCGTTCCATGCCGATCGCTTCGATCTCCTCAATAGTTTTCTTGAACCGCCATGAACGGTAAGCGTTGCGCAACATGCTTTTGCCTTCAGGGTTGTTACGGGCAGATGACGCACGGAACAGCAAAGCCTTTTCAATCGGTATTGAAGCCAACGGGACGCTCGACGGGTCGGACTGCTGCAACCCAAGCACTCCACCTTTCTCATCCAAAATCCATGCCCACGTGGTCTCTTGTGCACGCAACGCTATTTTGCGCCACCCAATTTTGCCATCATTAAAGTTTGATCTGCGGCTCGGATCGGTTTGATTTCTACCGTCACGCTTTTTGTAGACGATCTCGTTGTAAGAATAACCGTAAATGAGAAACGTCAAAATGTTGGACAAAGTTGATTCCCAACTCTCGTTCATGTCGTACATGCATTCCTCAACAAACTTCGCAACTTCTTCGTCTTTCTTAGTTGACTCCTCGTTTTCGTCTTTGAACACGGTGACGCGCCAGTCGATTTGCATGATCAGGCGCTCGATAGCAAACATCATTGCACCGATTACGGCGTCGTTGTCAGACATTTCTCGATAAACTTTTGCGCCGCGAATACCTCGCAGTTCGACCGCGAAGTCGTCAATAATAAAGCCGTTGACGTGGCGGAGACCTGACGTACCGATTTCTGTTAAATCAAAATCTGTCACTTGTGGCTCCTGAGTATGGCAATGGTTTCGATGCACGCGTGTGGGATTGCAAAGATTGTGTTTAAGATTACCTCATCGCCGTCATCAATGCTCATGTCTGCACAGAACACCGCTTGCGTTGTTGTGCTTTTAAGATATCGTCCAACGGTTTCGATAACGCAGTCCACTTTTAGTTCTGGTAGGGCTGTCAAGTTCGTCCAGTCGCTTGCCAGATTGTGTGCGTCGTTCCATTTGATCAGCACAAGATCAAATTGATTTACTTTAGGGAAGCGTTTACTGAGCACGGCTGGACGTAGCCATCAGGGTGGCAACCAGTTGCAGCGCTTCCGCTTCGCTGAACCCGACGGAACAGAGAGTGCGGTAAAGTTCGTGCATCGTGGTTGCTGCAATCGCCATCGGGGACATATCTAGGTTGTCAGGTGAGGGTTTGTTGAACACGTCGAGCAGTCTAACGCACCTAATCTGACAGGTTCACCACACTCGACGTTCCAGATAGATCGGTGGCGACCAACTACAGGTTTCATCAGGTCGGGTTGCCATTTTGATGGAACCTTCAGGGTCGATGGTTATCAGCACTTGCACGGTTTTGCCGCCCATGTCGTATCCGTTGGCGCAGCCAATCCATCGGCACCAGCCGTCTCGGTCAGCGAGCAACGTCAAAAACTGTGGTTCGCCAACCTGTGACACGGCTGTCATGGGGTAGGTGGCATACAGTTTGGTGCACTATTTGCTTTGCCGACCTCGTAAGCCTGTTGAGGCGAATCATAGATGCGTACCGCTAACATGCACGGATCACCACCAGCATCCTGTTCATCGCGTTCCGACGCTGACAGGGGCACACCGTCGTGTGTGGCGCACACCTGATCGCTGCACCAGCCGTTGTCTCGCCCAATCGTGAGCCATTCTTCAAAAGTGTGTAGGACGCGGTTGCCGTGACGATTACGGTTCAGACTGACTATGGCACGCATTCTCGGTGCACAGGTCAAGAGCGCACCGCCTTTCACGACACCTTTGTTGTCTTGGCACCAATCACCTACTTTGGCTCGACATTTTGGGCATTCGATGTCGGTTAACTGGAAGTCGAGCGTTCCGTTATCGTTCAGGATTTCAGTCATTAGCGCACGCATTCGAGCCAAGCGGGTACTGCTCAAAAACCAGTTGTTCGCCTGTGTTGCCGTCGCAGGCAACGCCTGTCACCCAAAACTTTGGTGCGTACGGGTTTGGGTTCTTTGTGCGCTCGCAGACTTGATTGCCAACGTGATGCAAGGCTCGCGTGATGGCTTCGGATTCGTCGATCACCTCTTCGACGTCAAGCGTGACCTGCACCGTCACCCTAAAAGTTTTGAGATGCGGCGCCCGTGCCTCGCGGATTCGATGTTCGCGTTCCAAACTTCGTTCCCGTTTGGCTTCGGCGCGTACTCCCGCATCCGTTTTTGTGTACCTGCCTAATGGTTTCATTGTTCTCCTTCTTCTGTTGTTGTCGTAAACCAGTTATCCCAAATTTCTGCTGGATGCAGCCCGATGGCAACCGCGTAGCGATCAGCATCAAATGCGCTTAGGCGTACTTGACGGTACGACCATTTGTGCACGGTGGATCGGCTTACCCCGAAAGCGGACGCAATAATCGTTGTAAGCGTGTCAGGTGCAAACGTGTCAATTAGCCCTGTTGCTGCGTAGGTGCGGTCAATCGTCATCTTCGACTCCTCGATCACCACAGGTCGGTGTTTGCGGGATCGGCGCTTTGCACGGGCAAGGGTTGATTCGGCTAAGTCCGTACAAAGTCATCGGTCCTCGATGATCGTGAGGTCAACCTGCGAGTAGTGGATCAGCCTGCCATCTCTGCCCAACCCGATCCACGTCGGGCTGTCTGAGTCGCAGAGGCATCCTGTGGTGCGTTGGTCGTCGAGTTTGACTACGCCTTTGCATGCGTTGCAACGGACTTGAATGATCATGGGCTGACCTTTTGGTATTGAGCCAATTCTTTATTTGCCAGCATGAGTTCGGCGTTAACTCGCAATAACTCTTGGTGAGTATTTGCCCAACCGTAAGCGTTGTTGTCTGTTGCAAGTTTGGCTTGCACAAGCAATCTGCGCAATCTTTTAGGGTTCCAATCCCACCACCACTCACGCAACCTCATCATTTAGATCAACCCTTCTTCGGTGAGTCGTGCCATCGCTTGGTCGGGGTGCAGGGTTTCTATCGCCATTGTGCCTTTTGGAAGGTCGAGCGCGAACCAGTCGATCCAAACCCAACAGGCTGTCAAATCTGAGAACGGTCCGACCGCCACATAACCTGTGCGACACGGAATGATCACGATGGCGGGTCGAAACGCCACTTCTGGTCGTGACGGATGGTTGACGGATTGGTTCATCAGATTTATTTGACTCCTGTTCGGAACTTTGTTTTGTACTCTTTGGGGATGCGCTTTGCGCATGCGGAACCAATTGGGAAGTAGCCTTGCGAGCCTTCGCTGTCGCTCAACTTGACTGCGACAGGCAGCAGATCACCATCGATTGTCATGTGAACGAACCACGATTTGTCCAAGACTTTATTGCTAATCGTTTGACCGCACAGGTGGCACGAGCAATCTCCGAAGGTCTGCCGATTGTGCTTTCTTGAATTGTGTGCCTTTGTCTCCTGCGACACGACATCCCATTCCTCGCGGGTGATCACCTCGACCGTGGTTTCTCTGACGGCTAGATCTTTCATTGGGTCACTCCCATCCGCTGCAACCACTCGCGGTGCTTTTCAAGTTTCACCACTGCGGCGCGACGGGATGGAAACGCTTCGCCGTCACCAATGCGTTCTCCTGTCGCGATATCAACGATGACCCACTCGACACGTTTGACTTCAACGCACCCTTTCTTTTCGTGGATGATGTGGCACCGAGGATGCTCGCAGGCTTCAGCAGGCATCCAGTGAGTGTTATTAATAATTGCAAATGGGGTATCTCGATACGGTTTCATGGGTTCCTCCTGCCGTTAAGGGTACCAAGCCGACTCGACCCCAGTCAAGCATGGATATGTCTTTGTGTGAAGTGCCTGCCCCTGCGCCCGCGCCCCTCGGATCGGAAGCCTTAGAAGCGCCCACAACGCCCGCTAAAAGGCGATATCGGGACTAAAGGCGGTTATGCGGCGTAACCCCGCAAATGCTTGACTACCCTTTAGTTTTTGCCGTACGCTTCGGGTCACCCAAACAAAGGAGAAACATGGATACCCGAGCCAGCGATAAAAAGGCAAGCGATCTACAGGAAGGAGGTTTGACGTGGTCTGCGGTTGCAACCGAAATGCATTTCGCAAACGGTTCAGTCGCACGACGATGTGCGATGCGGCATCGTCAACGAAACGAAACCGTTGACACCACTGCAGTCGTCAAATCAAAACCGATTCCCGTTCAAATTGAAACGGTTGACCCATCCACGGCGAAGCCGATCACCACGATGGATGCGGCGGTCTTCCAAAACCATCCGACGTGCTTCGTACCAGACGATGTGCTCTACCACCGCGCGATGCCCAAAGCCTCGTTCAAGTTTGTGAAATGGAACCGAGACGGATCAGCAGAGGTGTGGGGTGGCGAAGCAGGTCACCCGATGTACCGCAACTTTCGTGTCGAGGATTTGAGCGCGACACCGATGACACCGCTTGAGGCTCTCGGGCGATGGGCGGAACTTAATCTGTTCGAAATCTTGTCAGTTGATGAGATGGCAGAGCGGTTCGGTGCGAAGCCTGCAGCCGTCAGACTTTATGTCAACGCTCGACCCGACCAGTTCCGACGGGCAGGACATGGCAAATATGAGACACGCGACCCGCAAGCGGATCGTGCCGCAGATAGGAGATCAGCATAATGCCGTACATTTATTCGCAAGCGCCGCAGGCGATGGTCGAGGAAGCGATCGCTTCGTTTGACATTGTGGTTGTCACCCTTGTGGTGTCGATACCGAACTTCGGGATCAAAGGCGATGCCTGCGGGATGGACTACATCACGGTCAGCCCAGAAGCCGAAATGTTGGGTTGGTCGGAA